ATCATCACTTTCAACTGTTTGAACTAAAGTTGACCTCTTTTGTTTCATCACAAGAGTTTTATCTAACAATTGAACTGCCATATTTACCACTTCCTACATGACCAATAACGAGCCTTATGTCTTGGTCCTGGATTATCACAATTATGTCTAGCTCTGAATGATTTACGGGCTTCGGGATTTGATTTTCTAATTCTCATTGTTTTTTCCCCACCCTTACCTTTGTGTCCAAAATTAACTTTAACTACATTACCTTTTGGATTTTTAACATAGACTTTAAATTTCTTTGTATCACCTTGCATTATTTTACCAAGTTTTACTTTACGACCTTGATATTCCGCTTCATTTAAATCATCTTGTTTCTCAACTTCAATCGTATATCCACAACTTTCACCTATGTTATTTTCCCAATAAATATCAACTACTTTATGTGTGTCTGTGGTACTTTCCCCAATCCAACATTCTGTTTTAATACCTTCTTTCTTTACACAATTGGGGTATGTTTTACCAAACATCTTTTTAGTGCCTTTCTTTTCATAGCCTTTCCAACACTTTTCACATAAACATTGGTTTTCATTTACACCTTCTTTTTTAGATTTGTTTCCCCAATTCTTTGCACCGACCTTACGACACTTAACGAGTGCTCCACTTGCATATGCTGATGGCCATACATCATAACGAGCTTTTACCTTATGATAACAGGCATCTTTCTTTCCAGCGGCTTCATCAAATTGTTCTTCTGTAATTGATTTGCCAACTAACTCTTCTAACTTCATTGTAATCTCCTATATAGAACGATATCTTTTTCCGTTAATTACCACTTCTTTAACTTTTTTCTTTTTATCCAACTCCATTTCATCATCATCATCTTGTCTAGTATGTTTATGTTCTTGCATTTTAGTTGGTTTTAAATGTTTAACACTAACACCTTCATACACTTTATTACCAAATTTGATATTAACAACTTCTACTTTACCATCTTCAGTTAAAGAGTGCCACAATACTTCACCAACACCTTCGTTTTTATACTTGGAGTCCCCCCAAGTTGCGTGGTGAAATCAGTTATGTTGTACTGATTTATTATATGTATCCATTTTATTTATCTCCTAAAATACGCTTAGCGTATTCTTCTTTATTGGGTTTTACTTTACCAGCAACTACATCCAATACAAAATTAATTGTAATGTCATTAGCCACTAAATCTCCACATCTGGCAGTAACAGTTCCTTTCAACCCATCTATAATTATTGAACCAGTTACTCCAGCAAATTGTTTAAATAAATCTGTATCTATTGTGTGTTTACCATCTTTAGGTTTCCACTCTGGTACACTATATGTAGTGTATACAAAATCTCTATGGTCTTTTGGAAATGAGTGTGGTACAGACTCATCTACTATGTAAACTTTATCAACCTTTCTAACTAACATAGTATACTTACCATAAGTTTCAGGTAAAGTCACATCATACCAACCACATTCTTTATCACTTTCATATGTTGGTTCACCCAACATATCCATTAATTCATCAAGATACTTATCCGCATCTTTGTTTTTAAACACCCCTTCAAATAATAAATTTTTTAACTTAATCATTTTTTAGGTTTAGTTTTCACATTTATTGGTTTTTTACCACCACCACGAATTGAAGAAGTTCCACCTCTACCAGCTTTATTTTGAGCAGCTCGTTTTCTACGAGTAGCACTTGCTTTTTGTTTCTTCGTCATACTAGCAGCTTTACTTGCCGGTACACATTTTGCATATCCTCTTGTTTTTCCACTTGTACCACATGGTGGATGACCACCACCTTTTTTCTTTTTACCAATATTAACCCATCTATCTGAAAACCATTTTTTTAGATTTTCATCTACTATGTTTCCACAATGAATACAAGTGTTATCTTCAACAAGTTCTGAAAATATTTCTTTTAATTTCATCTATATTCCTCTATTTCTTCCCAAGTTGGTGTTCCTTCAGCTATATTTCCTATAGCAGTCTGTACGGTTATATCATCACCTTCTCCGACTGCAGCATTAGTTAATGTTCCGTGATAACCATATGGACCTAAATCTTTAACAGTAGCTCCACTACCTTCATTAAATCTCCAATATGCTACAAGACCATCTCCACCTGAATCTTTATGATTATAATCAGTTCCACCACTATATACACCTGAAACCCAATCGTTATCTTTAAGTTCATTATAAATAGCTACATCATCAAGTCCACAAGCGTGTCCGTTGTTATATTTGGATTTAATGACACTTTCACCGTCACTAGCAACAGTAGTTCCAGTACCTTTTACTGTACGCATACCAAAGGCAAAACCACGACTCATCCGTGCATCCTGATTACCTTCTGGCCAACTAATAAGACCAGTACGGTCAACATTGTGCCAGTCATTATAATCAGTACCTATTGCTTCAGAATTTTGTCCATATATTTGTTTGCCATTAAAATATATTCTACGATACTGGTCTGTTTCATTATTTGCAACTCCACCAGGTTCTTGACCTACATATGTTATTACAATATGATACCAATTACTTCCATCAGCTATCAAATTATCATTTTCATCTATATATTTATCAGTAAAATCTGTATTGCCTGAATTGTTAAACATATTATACCAGGCGTTATGACTACCATAAGTTCCAAATGTATTGCTACCTATACTAAAATATGGCCTTGCTGCATTTCTCATACCAAAAGAAAATCTCGCTGTATTTTCTCTTTTCCATCCCATAGCAAATGCATCATTTGCTGTTTCATCTGGTCTATACCAATAAGCTACAGTAAATCCTGATTTTGCAAGTGATATTCTACCAGAGCCTTCCTCAAAGCCTTTATTTGTAGGATCATTAGGAGTAAAATCAGTTCTTACCAAATCCGCTCGTGGGTTAGGATGATTTGTATCACCAGTAAATGATAAGAAATAATTTTTAGCAACATCTCCTCCATATGTTCTTCTTTTTTCATTTATATAAGATACATTTCTATCTATCAAAGTAATAGTATCTTCAAATACTCTTTTGGCTAAACTTTCATTTATTTGAAACAAATATTTATTTTCTGATATTTTTAACCAATTACCCCAATTTAATTTTGTATTACCTTGTTTTTTTCTCGAAACAGATATTAATAAAGGAATTAACTCTGTACTATCTACAAATTCCATTTTTTTAATTTTATCTTCATACAATTTTTTTGCCGTTGAATGAACTTTATCTTCCATCCATTTAGATTTATTTAAGTCATCTAAAAGAACAGCTTTCTCTTTTTTTAAAATTACCACCTCATTAGCTAATTCAGAAGTCTCTGTTTCTAAATTTTCAATAATTTTATCTTTTTCCTCTAACTCCTCTTGATGTTGGTCTTTTACAGATTTAAAATCTCCCCTATTATTAAACTGAGCATTTAATTTTTCATAGATTATTTCTTTGTTATCGGCTTTTTTTGTAACTCCAGAATATCCGAATTTCTCTCTTAGTAAATCTAAACTCATTATCTTGGCCTCTCTTCAATCTGTAAATTTGATAATCTACTACGATGTGCTGTTGCTTTAATAGCATGATTAAAACTAGGATGACCACCGAACAATTGTGGTTCTGTCACTCCATTTATTTCCCAATACCAATCATTCCAATCACACACATCACCGGCTTCAGGATAAAAATTCAAACTACCACTAGCTAAATTATTTCTCTGAAACATCAAATCTATTGTTGAATTGGTATCAGGACCAACTTCGTTGAATTGTTCGACTTCTGGTGCATTGTATCTAATTAAACAATTAACTCTAAATCCAACATTAAAATATTTAGTCGTAGATTCACCATAAAGATTATCTTTCGTGTGTGTAGTATCTATTTTATAAATATCAACTGATTGTCCGACTACTTCATCAATTAACTCTTCATTCATAGAGTTAATTAAATTAACTTCTTTTTGTGAAATAAAAAATGGTTTAGTTGCAGACATTAACTTAACTCCCTACCAAACCATTCGTAATTAATCTTAATGTATTTATTCCATTCTGCTGGTAATTCACTTTCTTCAAAAATAGCTTCAACTGGACATTCTGGTTCACAAGCTCCACAATCAATACATTCCTCAGGATCAATATAAAGTTGTTTCTCATCAGGATCAAATCCATCTACTTTTGCTTCTTCACCCGAACCTTCTTTATCAAATGGTCCGTGAATACAATCTACTGGACATACATCCACACACGCCGTATCACAAGTTCCTACACATGGTTCTGCTATAATATATGGCATTTAATTATCCTATATAAAGTGGTAATGGAGCTTTTGCCAATACTTCTCTTTGAGCATTTGACTCCTCGGCTTCAGCTTTTAACTTTTCAGTTAAAGATACTGATTCTAAAAATTCTTTTAATTCTTCTAGTAATTGTGTCTTTTCCTCTCTACCTTCTGTTTTCAATGAATCACCATCAAGTGTTACTTCAGCATCAGGTATCGGCATTGAACTATATTTACTTCGTATAATACCAAGTAATTCTTTTGCCAAAGCGGCAGTAAATTTTCTAATCCATTGTCGACCTGGTTGATTAATTGAATTGTAAGTAATAAATTTATATGGAACATTTGATGGATCACTAACTCCACCTTGCATTGAACCACTTACATTGTTAGTATTTCTAACATCATCTTTGACATAATACTCAAACCATATTTTTTCCCCAGCATCCCCATCTTTTGGTTCTGGAAATATTCTTAAATTATTATTATGAATTTCAAAACTATAAGCACTTTTTCTTACCAAGTCGGATGTCTCTATGGCATTAGCTCTGGCTAAGTCATAAGAGATTGGTTTTAATACAAATGATATTGCCGGTGATACATTACCAAAACCAAAGGCATCTAATAATTGTCTTTGGTCAAATGAACCAGCATATGGATCATAAAATCTTGTAATTGAAGATGGAGCGTGATTGAATACTCTTTGAACTTCAATTCTTCTTCTACTTTCACTTGGATTAGCCCAAACTTCTTGTAAATCATAATCTTGTATAGAAGAAGATAATGTTATATATCCCTTTTTCAAATCTACATTACCACCCATATTAATTACTTGACCATATTTTTCAGATAATGTTATAGATGGTCCTAATGTTGGTGTTACAGGATCTGCCGAACCTGTACTTAATGAACCTGATATTCTTGTCTTTTCTCCATACTGTTCCCACATCCAATTCTTAATATTATAATTGTTGATATGAGAAGAATATTCATTTATAGATTCTTCGAAACAAGCGTAAATTGAACCACTTGGTATTTCCAATTGTAATACTGGATAACCAAGTCTCTTAGCAACCCATTTGGTTACGGCTACAATGTCGGTTTGAAATGTAGAATCAGCATCATAAGTCCCATATGGTGTTTGACCACTAATAAATGAACCCGATGGATCCTGATAAGCATAATCTAATTTTGGCATTTACAGTTCTCCTTAACTATAAATATATAACTTAAAAAAACAAAAGGGGATGTTTAACCACCCCCTTATGTATTTGTTATTAATAAGTGTTAGTTATTATTGGTCATCAAAAGGTGTAGCGATTGTACCATCACCATGTAGATGAGCTTCTATGAACCAAGCAGCTCCTGCGTCACCACTAATACAAGTTACACAGATTTCATTAATAATTCCTGTGTCACCACTTACACCAGCGCCTTTACCACCTGTAGTACCACCATTAAGATTTACCTCAGAGTTTGAGTTTCCATCCGCTTCCCATAATTGTGGAACTGCTGCATCAGCAGTAACAATAGCATATCCATTAAAATAATGCGTGTTACCTTGAGTTTTAAGCGTAAAAGCTGTTGTTTCTTCTTCAGCAACAACAATTTTATATTTACATCCTACTGTAGAAGCCGAAACTGTAGGAAGTATAAGAATTAAAGCCGCGTCATCAACTACGAAAACAGTATTCGTTTCTGCCGCTGTTAATGTTCTTGTTCCATCCCCATCATCGGTAATAACTTCATGTTTTGTCCACATCATATTTTGATTTACTAATGAAGTGTACTGATTAGCTGCACTAAATACATTAGCACCTTGCTCTACACCACGAATAGCAGCAGTTTCTATCTGCCCGAGATTCATGGGTGCACCATTTACATTGGTGACTTTTTTAATTGGATTTGCCATTTTGATTTTCTCCTTGATTTACCCAGCCGCGGGAAAAATCAGTTAATGACCATTTAAGGCCTTGTTGTTAAAATTAATTAATGTACATCACTTATAAATATACTTGAAAAAACAAAAGGGGGAAACCGAAGTTTCCCCCTTTACTTGTTAGGTTTTATTTACAGCTTACAATTAAATTAAGTCAAGTGATTTAATTTTAATGTTACCATAAAATTCAGGCCTAATCATCTTCTTAGCGTAACGAGTCATCACACCTTTTCTTGGTGTAAAATCACTAGGATCGTACACAAGAGGGGTTGTAATTAACGGTACATAAGGAGCATATACAGCACCAGTTTCTAAGAAGTTAGATCCACGGAATCCGACAAGGATGTTGTTTTCAGTCATATAAGGGTTCTTATAAACCGTATAACGACCAGCAACTTGTCCTACTCTGGAAACACCCATTGAGAACTGAGCTTGTGCAGCGTCAGCATCACCAGGTGAACTGTTATAGCCAGGTAATGATTCAAGGATAGTAGCAACTTTAGGTGAACACACCACAAAGTTAGCACCACCACGAAGTGTCAAACGATGAATTTCGTTAGACATTTTTTGAATCTTGGCAACAAGAGTTTGAAACCACTCAAAACGAGTACCGTAGAAAGTGGTTGTTACGAATTCAGTATTTGCTGTATCATAATCCTCACCTGACTTAGCAGACCAGAAATCAGTTGTTACAGCATCAGAAACTAACAAATCAAGTATTTCCAAATCAATTTCCATTGAAATGTAATCACTCAACATTGAAGTCAATTCAGCTTCTGCGTCAACACTATGATAAGCGTTCAAGTCTTGAGCAAGCTCAGGTGACCAAACAGCTTTCAATTTACGAGTTTTCGCAACAATTGGTAAAGACCTCATTTCAAGGTTAACTTCTGGAATACCTAATTGATCAACAGTAGCATTACCAACACGATCTTCAAAATCGCCACGGTTAGCAGCAGTAGTTTCTTGTAGATATCCAACAGTATGTGAACCTGATATTTTAGCAATACCAGAAGCAGATACAATCAAGGTAAGTGTATTACCATCAGCTGAAAGTGATCTAAACTGTGGAAATTCCTTAAAATTACTAGTAGAAGCACCTGTAACGCCCCAAGCCTTTAAGGCTTTGTTATCAGGACGAGTAAAGCCACTAACACTACCAGTTATTTTATAGAATTTATGGCTAGCATTCATAGAAGCAGAGATATCACTATCAAAATCTAGTTCTTTAAATGAAGCCTGAGATTGTCCGCCGAATACTACAGCCGCATTAGATGCACTAACTGAATATCCATAACGACCTACACCATATAGACCAGAATCTTCTCCAAAAGGAGCTTTTGAACCAGATGGTGAATTAGGTCCTTGATTGCCCATAATATCATTATTGGCAGTAAATTTACCGACAGTTGATCCATACTTGAAATCCAAGTAGAATACGAGGCCAGAAGGTAAGTTCATCGGTTGAACAGAAACAAGTTCTTGTGCAACGATGTTACCGAATACTCGTCTTACCAAAGGAAGTGCAACACCAGACCATTCTTCATCACCTACACCAGCACCGGCGTTAGGGGATGTTTTAGAAGCTTCAGATATTAATTGACGAGCCTGGTTTTCTAACAATACAGCCATACCAGATTTCTGCCATTCACCATCCATACCCTCTAAGAGTCCAGATTTTTCCCATTTAGTTACGAGCTTTTGTGATTCTTCTTTTTGCTTCCTCATAGGGGAAGGGTCCAGAAGATTATTCATATCACTCATTATCGTTCTCCAAAATTAAATTGGTTAATCGTTCAAGATGCCAGCTAATTTCTTAAAACGGTCTGCGACTTGATTCTCTTCCGAGATAATCTTAGTCTTAGGTGCAGTTCCGCCAGATTTTTTACTAGCAAATTCCTTAACTACTTCGTTCTTTTTAACTGAACCGCCATCTTTATAAGATTCTGCTAAAGTACTATAGACCAATTTGATCTCACGAGTTGTTTGAGCCCTATCGAAAGTCTCAACAATCTTGAGTTTTTGGTCATTACTTAGAGCAAATTCTCTAAACAAACGGTTAGTGTAAAGAAGTTTAGCATTAAGAATGTTAACTTCATGAAGCTTGTCACGCAAATAGGTAACAGCTTCCTTATACTCATTAAGCTCTTCTTGCAGTGTTTCAACACCTTCGTGAACTTTTCCCTTGCCAGGATCTTCTTCATCAGAAGCAGATGGTTGTTTTACAGTAGTACCTTTACCGATACCAGAGGAAGTAGATTGTTCGTCAGTTTTACCTTTATCATCATCTTCTTCTTCTTCTTCAGTTACAATTTCTTCATCAACTTCTTCAACAGATTCATCTTTCTTCTCATCTTCATCATCCTCATGCTCACCTTCTGTGAGGTCATCATCAGAATTATCAGATTCAGCGATTTCCTGTTCAAGTTCTTTAATTACAGCTTCAAGATCAAGTTCTTCAGTTTCCATATCATCTTCTTCTTCTTCGTGTTCTTCTTCAGACACAACTGGTGCATATTTAACACCATCGATTTCAATAATATCTTCTTCTGAAACACTTTCATCAGCTTCTTCATCATCATCAGCATCAATGTCAATATCTACATTAGCTCCACCATCATCTTCATCATCATCACGATACATACGAGCCATATCTTCAGCATCTTCTTCATCATCATCTTCTTCACGCCCCATGTCATCGTCATAATCACCTTCTTCGATATCATCTTCAGCAAGTTTTGCTGACAACATAGATTTAAGATGTGGAGTAAATGCTTCTTCTAAAGCCATTTTAGCATTCTGAAGTGCTGTTTCACGAACTGCTTTTGCATCTGCAATAGCTTCTTTTAACAAATCAGACATAATTTGTCTCCATATATTTTTGTATTTGGAATAAAGTTATTTGAAACTTTAATAGAGGTTTCTATATTTTAGACACCGTACAGACTCACGGTGTATTGAGGTTATATATAAATATAAAGAAAAAATTAAAACTAATCTTTTTGTAATGTTTTTATTTTCAACGCTCTCATCTTTTTCATTTTTCTATTTCTAGCAGATTTCTTTTCGTAGTACTCTCTTTCTCGAAGTTCTTTTAATAAATTAGAATTTTTAACTCTTTTTTTAAACTCCCTAAGAGCTCTTTCAATATTATTATCCTTTACACTAACATACATTAATGAAGTGTTTTGTTTTTTAAGATTCTTTTTAGCTTTTTGTTTCATCTTATAACCTTTGTAGTTTTTATTCACCAAACAAAAGCTCCTTTAAAGTAGGCATACTTTCATTCATTTGTTTTTTAAAATCCTTTTCTAATTCTTTATGTCTCTTAGCTGAAGCAATATTTTTATCATTTACATCATCTTGATTAATTTCATTATCAGATATATTAATTGTATCGGGATCAATAGGTTCTAAATCTACCATTTCATATCCAGTTGTCTTTTTTATAATTCTAGCCAATTCTGATTTATAACGAGCGTACTTTTCTGAAGGCATATATCCTGTATATCCCTTTGTACCAGGAGAACCACTTGTGCCAGTTGCTTCATTAATCTTCTTCATCTTCTTCAATTAATTGTGCCTCAGAAAGACACCCACGAGCTACTGCCGTATGAGCATCTTCAATTAAAATTATTTCCGATACAGGTATTGGAAATTCATTTTGGTCAAATTGTTCATTAAAGACATCTAAAAATCCTTTGACCAATGATGTACCACCACCAATTACAATCGGTACTGCATCAGGAAAATTAGGTACATTTTCCACACCTTCAAATTGAACCTTTAGGTTCGTTAATAAATAGTTAACAAGAGCACCATAATAGGAACGAATTGCAATTAAAACATTTGCCTCATCAGTTCCTTCTTCATAGATATCTTGATATACACCTTTTGATAAATTTAAAGTATCTGATGATTCTTTAATATTAGTCACTTTAGCTTTTGAAACTCCAGTATCCATTGACACATTGTCATCAACCCAATCACCACCACGACTTACACTAAAAGATAAAGCAGTCATTCCTTGATACATTACGGCTATGTTACACATACCGGCGCCCATTGAAATAGCTATACCAGTTAATTGAGTATCAACCAATCCCTCATATCCAAGTGCAACAGACTCTTCAATTTTCTTAACATTATATCCATATTGTTCAATAATAGTTCTCAATACATCTTCATGATAACTAACTTCTCTATCTACATCAATAGGTTTAGATGGAACACAATATACACAAGTTTCTTTATCTTTAGCATCACCTAAGAGTTCACCGATAATGGCATTCAATACCGGCAAACTATCTTTTTCTGTTGGATTTAACAATCCACTTTTCATAGGTCGTTTTAATTCTGCAGTACTGAATATCTGAGCATAATTAAAAGCGTGTTGACCAACGATGTGTATTTTATTTCCCTTTTCTACAAATGGTATTCCTTGTCTTTTTAGCATTCGTTTGACTTGACTCACCTCCCCGTCTACTGTTAGGAATGCATTTCTTTGTTTTTTAATTTTATCTTTTGTGGCAGCAATATAAAATGATGTTCCACAATCTAAACCTTTTGCCATATTATAACCCTCTTGTTAATTTTCTTAATTTACTCTTTTGAGTCTTTACTTTACCCTTGATAACTTCATCCGATTTAATCGTTGATGTTGTTGGTTTCTCTGTAGTAATTTGTTTTTTCACTTCTATATCCACATGAGTTGGTTTTACTTTTGGTGTTTCAACTTCTACCGCCGGTATTCTTGATGGTATTGTTGTTGAAACAAAATTCTTCCCACTTGGTTTGTAAAATAACTTTAATAATATTCCTATAATAAAACCGATTTGCCACAATAAAAGTGAACAAAATATAAATTCTCTAACCATCTCCCTTGATAGCCTTAGAAACCGCATC